TACCCGTAACTTTTACAGCACCCGTACCTTTCGGTGCGAGCACAATATCAGTATTGTTTGCGACATCATCAACTGCAGTAATATACAGAGATGTACTACTGTTTCCATTATCAATTCGAGTACAGTAAAATCCACCATCACCGAAGGCAATGCCGAGTTGATCGTATGCATTCTGATACAATCCACTGTCTCTATCTAAGTCAAAACATAATCCAGGGGATGCTTTAGTTCCCTGTGCCAGTCCCTTAAATAACTGATTTATCTTTGCTTTTCTGTTTGGAATCAAGGGATCCGACACCACCACAGGAAGAATCGCTTCTCCAGACAGGTTAGCGTCCGATATAGTCTCCAGTTGTGAAATCTTTCTGGTTCCCACGAATAATCACACTATTTGATACAGTTTTATTTATAAAGGTTATTAAAGGTCTGATTCTTTAACCTCTTCTTCAGTTCGATATGCCCATTCTTCCGTATGTCCAACAGACCACCACTTAGGCAGAGTTTCTACAGCATAGTTCTGTGTACATACCTTAAAGTCAGGTCGTTTGAGGTTATCATTATCGACCAAACTATTATCAAAGAACTGACATCTATTGTTAGGTTGTGCAGCAAACTGTCCGTTGTCTAGTGCAATGACATTAAATGTCTTATGCTCTGGATCATGCTCCGAGAAGTTTGTATCTAATACAGAGAAGTCGGGATGTGCAGTATCAATCGTAAACTCATACTCACCTGGGTGCATCTTCTTATCCTTTCCAAAGAAAGAACATCTACCTAGTAAAGGTTTTTCTACCACAGTAATATTATAGTCAAAACAATCCCAGAGTTCTAATACATCAAGAGGTAATTGATCCTCCCAGTCAATATCTGGTTTCCATACAAATGCACTGAGTGGCAACTTATCAAAGAGTGCACCATAATCAGTAAGCAATGTTTCAAAGTATAATGCTTTTGCTTGAATAGAACGAACAGAGATCCAGATTCCTGGGGTAAGTTCTCCATGTCCCTTTTCAAGATCATAAAGATATTCTTTCTTCACCCAGACTTTTCTAGGTGGTAGAGGATGAACTAAGTATGCCATTAAGAATAATAAGATTCAACTACAATCCCCTCTTCAAATGTAACCATGCACCGAGGGGTTGGTGCGTAATGAACTCCCCATTTTGCAGGATAGAGTTCTAACTGTTTAGATAGTAGATAAGGTGCTACCTTTCCATGATTGCTGCTTTTTGCAACTGTGATGCACTCAGCATCTTCAAAGACATAGGTTCCAGAATAATCAATATTCCAGAGTTTACCTTTTGGGTCGATGTAATACTGACTCATGAATCCCTCAAGATCCTGAGTTCGTAACTCCCGATTCCAGAATCCTGGACCGAGGTCAAACTGTGAGTATATTATATCATAGATTCCCATAGGTGTCAGCATTTTGATTATTTAGTAGGAGTGGGGGGACTTGAACCCCCACGACTCAAGGTCAACAGATTTTAAGTCTGGTGCGTCTACCGATTCCGCCACACTCCCAGTTTTTTCTTCAATGCTTGCAACCTTTTCTTGGCAGCACGAAGTGCCTGAGGTTTAAGATGCCTCTTTTGCTCCTTCTTTGAATGATGCTGCCAATTAGGTAATTTCATTTGATGTATCCGTTTTCTTCTAACCATTGACGAGTCAACGGAGTAGGTTCATAATCAGACCACATCGTGCCACGAGCACAGGATTCAAGTGCTTTCTGAGTCATACCTCCAGTTTTTCCTGCCCAAGTTGCTTCTTTCTCCCATGGGATAGCATTAGGCATGAGAGCATATGCTTTTCGTGCCATCTCTTGCCAAATCATAGGAACATCATTCTCATTGTGAATAATAGCAATCATGTTATTGTCGATTGTACCTGCCATACAATCTTGAGCAGCGTGCCATCCTTCATGACGCACAACACTCATCAAAACATGAGGACGACGCACAAATGTTCTGTTCAAATAGAAGTTGTTACTCACAGTATGATAGACACCACGATGTCCAACTGGGAAATACTTTTCATCAGCAAGGTAAACTTCCACACCAATCTTCTTGAAAGCAATCATGATAAGATCAAACTCATCATCAACTACATCCCAATGAGACTCTGGGAATTCCCTCTTGAGATCAAGAGATGAATTAATCCTTTCTACATCATCAGTGCATTCTTTTAGAAGCATACATCCCATAGAATGATTACTATAGTAGTCCTCATTTTTAATAGGATCTGCCATAACTGGTGTTGCAAGACATGCTGTCATCAATGCTGCAATAACTTTTTTCATTGGAAGGGTTCAAAAACTTCTGGTGGGTGAAATGCACAATATTCGTTGAAGGTGATTTTCATCTCCTTATTGGTCAGTTTACAATGTTCTGCTGCTTTTGGCAAGTTCCATTTAGCATGGAACAACATTTCCATTGCATGTCTAGTCTCAGGTCTCATTTTTTATCAGCGATTCTCAGTTGATGATAAACAAGTACAAATGCGTCACATCGAGGGCAACTTAGATTGGTTTCAATCTCATATTCATAACCCTCTGGGGTATCATTATCTCCACCCCAAATAAGATTTGGAAATCCGCATGACCAACAGTTCATTTCTTAAACACTCCAAACTTTGCAAGAATGTATACTCCTAGAACTGTCCAGAATACGATTTCCAATCCTATGTTATTCACTCTGTGCCTCCATAAATGATTTTTTAAACTCTTCTACCTGATCTTGAATCTCTTCTGGAACAGGTGGAACTTCATTGACAGGAACTAACATAGCAGACTTCCCGTCAGGACGGGTAACTTTCCAACACACATGCTGTTGATCACACAGATCTAAAATAAAATCAAAGTGGTCCTCTGCTTGTCGTAGAGTAATTCCAATAGGTCCAATCATACTTCTGCAAAACAATAAGTGATCATGTCTGGGTCAAGTTCATCTTGAATAGCACTGACGACTTCAACGAAACCTTCAGCACCTTCTTTGTTCCACATCCAATCGACGACACGATCGTGTCCCTCGTTGTCCAAGAGTTTTACAGATCGTTTAGAAAAGTCAATAAAGACGTGTTGTAGGTAAGTGTTGTTCATGAATCTCCTGTACCTATGTAGTATAGCAGACCACCCTGTCCCTGTCAAGTCAGTTCAAGAAGATAGTTTTAGCAGTCAGTTTCATGACTCCACCTGCTGTCAGTGACATGGCACCCTTAGTAGCAGTGATGCTCACAGCACCCTTCACAGCAGTCATATTGATAACTCCTTTGACCACGTTCACATTGTGTGCACCCTCTAGAACTTGTTGATTATATCCTGTTAGACCACAAGTCATTGATACAGGACCAGTAGGATTCAACAATTTATTGTATGGAGTGGGAATAGTCTTGGATGGGTTTTGTGTAGTTGTAATATTACCATGGCAGAGAGTATAGATCCCTGGTGCAGCAACCATAGATGTTGCTTCTGTATTGATCATTTGATTCAAGACAGGAGTTAAGATATTGATAACACTATTACCTGTAGCAATAATCTCATTACCAGTCATCTTCTGAACTTTGTATGAGTTTTCAAAGGTAGATCCAGTAAACTTCATGTTTGGTGCGCCAAATCCAAATTCTGCTGCCTGTAATTCCATCTTAGCACCTGCAGTTTTGATATCTACATCAGATGCAAATGTAATTTGGTGCTTCTGAATCTTCTCACTCTTCTTCTTACCGTTTCTATCTACTGTCTTAGGTGCACCTTCAGCAGCAAAGAAGAATCCACCACCAACTTCAATGTGACAATCACCAGTAACTTTCAAACGATAGTCACCTTCAACGTTTACCACCTTATCACCATCAACAGTAGCACAGTCATCACCCATAACATCTACAGTGTGATTACCTGCGTATGAAGAGTGATCAGCAACTAAGTTACCTGTGTCATCTTTACTACCACCCCTGTTTGCTTTTTTATATTCCTCTGTTTTTTTCGCCAGTTCTTCGTCTGAAATATCGGGATTTTGGGATTTTACTTGTTTTTTATAAGTCCACTCTGCAAAAGTATTGTTATTAATATTATAAGAAGAGTGAGTCGTTCCACTAGGTTCTTTGACAACGTGTGCCTGACGACCTGGGGTTCCTACATGATGATCATATCCACCATCAACAAATGTTTTTGCTACTTGTAAATATGGATCTGCTTTTGTGAAGATTTGATCTAAAACACCGTTTGCTGCTTCTGATCCTCCACCACTTCCGTTACAACTTCCTCTATTACTACCTCGAATTTTATTGATTGCTTCTAGTTCTTCATCACTACAGTTTGTAACACCGAATAATGGGAAGTATCCATGATCATCTTTACCACCATCAGGTTTTCTATCACAACCACCACCAATAAACTTAACAAACAGAGCAAGTAAACCTGCAAGACCAGAAAGTCCATTTTGGAACATGTCAGATCCACCATCAAAGATGCCAGTTCCTTTTTCCCAACTGCTGATGATCTCATCAACACCTGCAACCGCACTAGTTGCTGATTTCACTGTGTTGATAACACTCTTAAGTTGATCAAGAACTTTCTGTACAGAGCAAACAATACTATCAATAGTATCTTGAACACCCTGCACTACCATTTGTGCCTTGCTGATAGCACCACTAAGTAAACTTTCGATACCACTCTGAATAGCGGAAACAGGGTCTTTGATAAAGTTAGTGATTTCACTATCAAAAATACAGAGAGATGACAAAATCTGAGTCACTGCCTGTGTGACAATTTCCATTTGTGCAAACGGAACCCCTGGTGTTAATTTACTAAAATCCAGTGCACCACCAACTTTTTCAGCAAGTTGTGATGTTGCTTCTCTAATTGCAGAGACAATTTGAGAGAAGATAGCACCTAGGAAGTTTTGTAGTTTTGCTGTAAGTTTTTCAATAGTTACAACTTTACCAGATACAATGTCAATAAAGTCACCATCTTCTGTTGCAACAAGTGTACCTGCAGTATCTGCAACGTCTTCAATAAGATAGTTTAACTTAGATTCCACAGACTTCCATGGACCACCTACACCATTAGCAGTAGCGATTGGTTTACTAGGAGATCTTGGTTTTGCAGTGTTACCTGCACTTCCTGGGAGGTGTACACCTACATTATTAGGTGATCCTGGACCTGCAGGTTCTGGAGATACCTCACTTCCAGGGAGTTTGACAGCATTTGATCCAGAAGCATTTTCTTTATTATTAATATCAATACTATTAGGATCTGCAGTTCTTCTAAGTGCAGGATTCACCGTGCCTGGACTTCCATCCTCCATGTCTTCACCTGTAAGGGTGAAGTTATGTTTTTTACTCTTTCCTTTCTGAATGCGTAAAACACCGATAACGATCGGCATTTGAGCAGATTCTCCATCCATGAAGAATCCCATAACAATGGCACCAGGTTGCAGTTGTCCTGCACTTTCACCCTGTCCATCATTACCTGCTTGACATGCGTGTTGTAATACTGTTGCCCATGGTAAGTTATCAGTAGGTAGGTCAGCAACTGTACCTCCTCTTACGTTAGTGTAATAACCAAGCACACGAACTTTACACCGACCAAGTTCCATCGGATCTTCATTATCTTCTACTTCACCAACCCACCAGAAAAATCCGTCTTTACCAACGAAATTTACTG